GGAAACAAGAGGAATATAGAAGCCTTAGCGAGCATTATTTTAGAATGTTTTGCACAAAGGGTAAGGACGGCGTTTATGATGACATGAAGCCAATCGATAAAATTTATTTAGCTGTAGGATATCGAAAAGATCGAAAAAAAATATTGATCGAAGCTAAAGATATTTATATCTGTAAATTTATTATCGATATTCCAGAAGGTTTTAAGAAAGGTGATGAGTGTTTTGTTATTGAGCTAGGTAAGGTATTAGAAAAGAATTTCTAACACTTTATTTATATCAATATGGCAGAAACAGCAGAACAAATCCGTCGTACAAATAGACCGCGCTACCGTTTAGGTACTTCCAATTCGGGCGTAAGAACAATTACCCCATCAAATGCGGCTGCACGCCGTGACATGAGACAAGGCGTAAGATCTAGAACTAGATAATATGTCCTCACCGTTATCAATATTGCAATCTGTCAGACAAGAAACTGATAAGATTATTCTGTTTAGCTCATTAAACGGCAAGGATAGCATATTGCTAACTGATATGTGCTGCAAGATCTTTGACCAGGTTATAAGTGTATTCTTATATACGGTTAAGGATCTTGTACATATTGAAGCATTCAAACAAGCCCACCGATTACGATATAAGAATATAACTTTCATAGATAAACCCCACTTTGCACTTTACGGCTACCAAAAAAGCAACTGGATGGGTTATCAAGGACATGAAAGGCTTAAACGCCGGACATTGTCCCAGATAGCACAAGATGTCAAAGCCGAAACGGGTATTGAATGGGCGTGTTTTGGTTTTAAACGTACTGACGGACTACAACGCAGGCTTATGATGATGGAATTAGACAAGAACGGGACACCATCCATCAACCGAAAGACAAAGAACGTTTACCCAATCGAGCAATGGAAAAACGGTCACGTCCTTACTTATATTGATCGTCTCAGACTTCCAAGACCCACCGTTTATGACTCCAAGCATCAATCACAAGGGGTAACACCAGGTGATTTAAACTTCTTGCTTTGGTGCAAAAAGTATTGTCCAGAAGACTATAAAAAAGTAATTAACGAGTTTCCAGAAGCGGAGACCATAATTTTTGAACATGAGTACGAAGCATAAATCATCCGAATCAATAACGATCCAACGATCAGAGATAAATCTCGCCGATTATAATCCTCGTAAATTATCCGACGTAGCAAGAAAGCAACTTAAGGCTAACATCAAGCGTCTAGGGATTATGGGAGGCATTGTTTGGAACGAAGCAACCGGTAATCTTGTTAGTGGACATCAACGTATTTCCATCCTTGATGAGATCAACGGATATCCAAAAAATGATTATGCTATTACCGTGGAGAAAGTGGACCTATCAGATAAAGAAGAAAAGGAACAAAACATTTTTCTAAACTCTAAATCTGTTCAAGGGGAATTTGACAGTGATCTAATGGCGAACATCATCACGGATATTGATCCAATTCTTGCAGGACTGGACGAATATGATTTGACTATGCTATCGCTTGAAACCCCTTCAATTGATTTTACGGACATCATGAAGAAAGCCGAAATGCTGTCACCCCCTACAGCTCCTCAATCTAAAGAAGAGATCAAAGCCAAAAAAGAAAAGTACAACAGTGAGGTTGAGGATAAATGGGAAGGTGAGCCGACTGTAACACTATCGTTTGACAGTTTTCAAAACAAAGCTGAGTTCATGGAGGCTTTAGGGAAAGATCTATATGATAAAATCATCAAAGGTGAAGAAGTCGCAGAAAAATTATTTGGCTAGTCTTATATCGAATAATGATACTTGATATGTCAATTTTGATATACTCACCGTGTGTAAATGTTATAATAAGATATAAATAGATATTGAATTATGGAAAAACAACAATTTAAGAAGCTATCGGCTAGTGAAGCGAGAGCACAAACACCTCTTTTGACAATTGATGAAATCATGAAGGACATAGATAATTGTAGTAAGAGAGGAGATTCTATTTATTTTATTCATCCATCAAAATTTGTTTCGCCAATGGTTATAGCAGAGCTTCTGAGGTTAGAATATAAATGTTATGAATTTAAAGATCAAGTTATCGGATTAAATGGTTTTGCTATAGATTGGAAATAAGATGAAGATTAATCAATCACCAGTTTGCGACACATGTGGCAAAGAATCAAGATTGGAATGGAAAGGAAGCTTCGGTTCAACAGGCGCTTATCTTAACACAGTTGGATTCATTTACAAGAATGCAGTTTTATACACTGGCGAAAATACTCCACTTTCTTTTTGTTCTTCAGAATGCCAAGTAAAGTATTATAGTGAGGTTTTAAAGATTCCAGAGGCAAAGCTTAAGCAAGTAAAAGGGATTATGGATGATGTTAGGGAGTCTATTAAAAAAGATATTCCTAAGATTACTGAGCACCTCAATCAGGTTTCAAAAGTTATCAAAGAGATAAAAGAAAGGGGAATTAATGGCAAAAAACAAAAGTAATGCAGGAGCAAAGCCGAAGCATGACTATGAGGATCCAATGTTTATCCTTCAAATTGAAGGCTGGGCAAGGGATGGTTACGATGATTGTCAAATATCAGAACTGTTAGATCTTGATCCAACATATTTTTGCAAGCTAAAACTTAAATTTCCTCAATTAACACAAGCTTTAAAAAAAGGCAGACAGCCTTTGGAAGTATTAGTCGAAAACTCACTATTTAGGCGTGCGACAGGCTTGAAAGTTAAAACAACTGTTCGTAGATGGGAGTTATGGCCAAATGATGATGGCGAGCCTCAACGTGTTGAAGTAGTTCAAGAAACTGAGACGGAATTACCCCCCGATACTGGTGCAGCAATGGCATGGCTTAAACATAAAAAGCCTGAGATGTGGAACATAGCCACAAAAATGCAAATGGAGCAGGATATCCACATGAGTGGTAGTATTGAAATTGATGCTTGGTTAGATGCTAATAGCGACGAAGAAGAAGACGGTACCGATTTCGATGACGAAGAAGGTAACGACAGCGAGTAGAAGGGGGATAACAAGGACAAAGCCTCGGCCAAAAATAAAAATAGCCGATCCTTACATTCCTCTTTATAAAGATAAGAGCAAGTTTATCATTCTTATCACGGGTGGTCGTGGTTCTGGTAAATCATTTAACGGCTCGTTGTTCCTTGAAAGATTAAGCTTTAAGAAAGGGCATAGCATCCTTTTTTCTCGTTATACGATGTCATCTGCAGCCGATTCTGTTATTCCAGAGTTTCAGGAGAAGATCAATTTAGAAGGCACAGCAAAGTTTTTCACGGTTAAGAAAAACAACATCATCAATAAACGTACTGGCGTGCCTATCATGTTTCGCGGTATCAAAACCGGATCGGGTAACCAAACGGCAAAATTGAAGTCAATTCAGGGGCTTACAACATTCGTTGGTGATGAGATGGAGGAATGGACCGACTTTGAAAGTTACGAAAAACTGATGTTGTCTATTCGTCAAAAAGGTATTCAAAATAGAATTATCCTAATTATGAATCCTACGGATGATTCTCATTTTGTTTATGAGCAGTATATCAAGGACACGCATAGAATTGAAACAATTGACGGTGTAGACGTGCAAATCTCTACTCATCCTAATGTTTTACATATCCATACGAGCTACCTTGATAATCTTGAAAACCTTGCTGATAACTTCTTAGAAAGAATAGAGCAGATCAAACAGGAGTCAATCGCTCAAGCAACTAGACCAGACGGGACGTTTGACCG